GAATTTTAACGCTTGACAAATACTGAGGATATGATATATTATACATAGTTATGTTGAAACCGAAAGAACCATGCTAGAGCTAACAAACAACGCAATCGCAAGACTTAAACACGTAGCCGATAAGGCAGGCACTCGTTATGTGAGATTAGACATTAAGGGTGGAGGGTGTGCAGGCTTTGAATATAAATGGTCTACTACTGATACAAGGGAAGATACTGATTGTTTATTAGGCGATGTTCTCATTGCTTCGTTAGATTTAGAGCTTTACTTATTAGGTACTACGCTTGATTGGGTAGAGGAAGAATTTAGTAGCGAATTTAAGATAACTAATCCTAATAGTAAAAGCAGTTGTGGCTGTGGTGAATCGTTTAGCGTCTAAAATTTTTTCGCTTATCTGCGAATACTTAAAGTTAACTTGTGCGGAATTTGTAATATGCCTTATGTAGTAAATGAAACTTGTATTAAATGTAAGTTAATGGATTGTGTGGACGTCTGTCCTGTTGATTGTTTTTACGAAGGTGAAAACATGCTTGTTATTAATCCTGATGAATGTATAGATTGTGGTGTATGTGAACCTGAATGTCCTATAGAGGCAATACAAGAAGAATCCGAATTAAAAGATCCCCATATGGCTGAAGTCAATAAGAAGTATAGTGAGATATGGCCTAACATAAGTGAAAACAAAGAAAGTCCTTATGGTGACGCTTTGAAGGATGAGCCTGATAAGTACAATAAATACTTTAAAGAAAATATAAAAGATGATTGATGATATACCTAGTCCTTGTATAAACATATGTACAGTAGATACAGATAGTGGTTACTGTATGGGTTGTAGTAGAACACAAGACGAAATAGAAAAATGGGGTAACCCTAATACTACAAATGAATGGAAAGAAAACAATCTAAAAGATATAGATAATAGATGATTGATAAAACTAAAACACCTATATTAATTGGTGAGTCACGTGGTGGGTCACATTTCGTAGGCGCTTATGTGCGTGAATACTATAAACAAAATGGTGTTCTATTACCAGACAATGCTAAGGTAAATGAATTGTTTGATGAGTCTAATATGGAAGGCAATCCATGGGGCCTTCATCAACTAATAAGTTTCTTTGAACAAACACGTAATATAATGGGTATGGACATCTTTAATTTATTTCATGGTATTCATTTAGCAACTCCTCTATACATGCAATCTCGTCCTAAATATGAAATAGTGTTTGATTGGTTTAAGGAGTTCTATGCTGATTATCCTATCATAATATTAAGAAGACGTAATATATGGAAACGTTATCTTTCATTAACTTTCTTTCAATGTATTAAGGATGCTTATAGACGTAACTATTCAAGTTGGAACAATTATTACACAATGGTTCCTAGACATAACATACAGCATCCTGATAGACGTAATTCTTTAGAAGATACATTAAAGTCAACTATACAAATACTAAAACCTAACTTTCATTTTAATCATGGTAAAGGTTGGGATGTTTTTGTTCAGGATACAAGGTTCATGGAAGAACATGTAATTAATTATTATTTAAGAGGTAAGTATAATAAATTAAAATTACGTAATTGGTGGTTAGAAGATTTAAAAGAAGAACAATTAAAAGAATGGTTTATTTCTCCAGAAATAAGAGATACATGGATACCAGATGTAACAATTAAACCTTATAAGTTTAAGTATGAAACATACTTTGATAAAAAAGATATAAAAGAAGCTAAAGATAGATTACGTATATTGTACGATAAAGAATTTAAGCATTATGGGTACGAGGTAGATTAAACGCCCACGCTTTCTCATAACACCAGAAACACTTCCAACACCAAGCATTGAAATCTCTAGTTTCATTTTTACCACCTACACAAGAACGTGTAATAGGGAATAAGTCTTGCATTAGATTTTCTTCTTTAAATATACCAGCAACAAATCTTTTGTTTACATTTATCCAAGGTTGATATACGTTATATGTTATGTTAGGCTTATTTGGATTATCACGTCTAGTTTCTCCTTGTACTCTTTCAATATCTTTATCACTAAAGTTTATATGTGGGAATCTATCTTTTACATAATCACCAAATGCCATACGTATATTGACAGGTGGGTTTGCTGTCATACCATCAAGTCTGATAGGTCCTTTAAACTGTTTCATAAAGTTAGGTATTAGTTCATCTAATTGTATAATCTTTGCCATCGCTACTACTGACATGTTACCATACAATTCAGGATCTTTTGCTTTCATTTCTTTTGCTTGAGGCCAGTAACCACCTACTTCTCTATCGTTAAAGTCTTTGATTGTTATGTCATTTAACTTACCATTAGGAAACTTCTTTTGTAATAACTTAACTATTTCTTCAGCTGCACCAGCGTCTTTAGGTGCGTTTACATCATTACACATAAAAGGAAATATCTCTATCTGTGGGAAGTGTTTTAATGTTAAGTATGTTGCTGATGATGAATCACAACCACCTGATAGTGATACTACTACTTGTTTAGGTAGAAAGTCATCATCAAATTCAATATCTTTTAACGCTTGTTCCTTATGTGGTGATTTATCTATGTGTTCTTTTATATTCCAAAAATCAACTTCTTGGTTACCATATTTTAATATCATTTAAATGCTCCTTGTCTTACCTTTCTCCAACGTTCTAGTTCTGGTGTAACGTTAAAGTATTCTTCACTTTTTATTTTTTTAACTGTATTCTTTTCACTAGGTCTTTGAAAGTTCTCGTATTGTTTTTGTACGTTCTTTCTTAAAGTTCTACTTCTAGGATCAAAACCTCTATTTGTTTTTATCAACAACAATGTAATACCTTCTTTATGAGCAATCTCTTTTGCTCTTTCTATTTCATGCTCATTATAACCAAAGATAATATATTGCCATACAATAGGGTGACCTGCTTGTACACCTATTTTCATAGTTTCCCATACTTGTTTAAAGTTAGAACCTATACGATACAATTCTGATTTCTCATCTAAACCATCAACGCCAAAGACCCAACAGTTTTCTCCTAGACCATAACTATATGCTTTGTCCCACCACTTATCGTCCATGTTACCACTCTTATCATTCGTACCATTAGTTGCAACTCTTAAACCTTTACCTAAACCATTCATCATTTCTAAAAATGCTAGAAAGTCAGGATGATATATTGGGTCAGATATTTGACCACAGAAAGTAATTTGATTTTCATAGTAGTTTAATATTTTTCTAAACTCTGGTTTACCTATATCAAACGATCTTTTAATTCTAGGTAGTCCTTCTACCTTTTGTCGTAAACATTGTGGGCAACGTAATATACATCTATGTGATAGATCCATATTAGGTGAAGATAGTCTTTGATTCTTTATATAAAATTCTGCTAGTTCTTGTCCGTTCATTTACCTAATCCTATTCCTGGCGATATCATTTGTTTTATAACGCTGACCATTAGTCTGTGTTCTTTTGAAGGCTTATTAGTTGAACAAGCACTTAAAAATAGTATTGACAGTATAATTAATATTCTCATTTTTTGTATGTATCTTTTTCTCTATTACCACATTTGTATTGACATTGTTTCATAGCACAACTAGGGTTATTTATTAGTGTATCAAAGAAGTGTACCCACTCTTTAGAACCATATATATCTTCAACCTTTTCAACATTCTTTAATGCCAGATGATCGTCTTTCATGTGAAACTCATTCTCTAAAGCATGATCGTTTTTAGGATCATCTAACCAACAACAAGGTAACATAAAACCATCTGCTGTATATGCAGCTGGTTTATGATAACTTTTAGGTTGAAAGGTTAAACACCTAGGTTTTATTCTTATGTCTTTGGCATCCATTTTGCATTACCACATTTGTATTGACAATAGTTCATAGCCTTTTCTGGTTTATTAACTACTATATCAAAAAAATTAATCCATTCGTTAGAAGAATATATATCTTCTAAATTACTATTGTTTTTTACAGCAAGTTTTTCTTTTTTTAATCCCATTTTTTCTACATCACTATCTAGTTCTGGTTGATCTAACCAACAACAAGGTAACATAAAACCATCTGAAGTATATGCTGCTGGCATATGTTCAGGATCCGTCATAGGAAACGTTAAACATCTAGGTTTTATTTTTACCTCTTTAGTCATATTATATCATTAAATCTTATTAATGTCAACCCTCTTATCATTCAACCATACGTCTATTTTTTGATAGTTATAATAGACCTCTTTTATCATATCTTCCTCTAACATACTAGGGTATACCCAATGCTCATCATCTTTACCATGTTTACCCTCTTTGATACCAATATCTTTATTGTAAACATCAGGATGTTCTTTACGACTTAAATTTAAATCAGGATAACCTACACCTACAATTAGTCTAGGTTCTGTTTCTGTCTGTAATAAATTTTGTACTGAATCTTTACCTGTTTTTTCAAAGGCACTACAATAACCTGTGGTGTATCCAAGTAAGGCTGCTGACATAACTAGTTGACCAGACGATATGCCTATTGACATTGCCTTTTGTTCAAACAAGGTTTCTTTTGCTACAGGTCCTGCGTCTTCTCTAAGCGCTGTTAAGTGAGTGCCGCCTCTTATATTTCTAGTTTCATCACAATATACAAATACAGCATTTGCTTTTATTTGAGAATTTGTTACAGAATATTTTTGATCTTTCTGTACACCTGTTGTTGTAAATATTTCCTCTGTCCTAGTGTTAGTAGAAAACGTAAAGTTTTTTGTTCTATCGTATATGCCATGTATTATAGTAGGATCAGTATATACTCTTAAATTAAAATGAGTTTCATTTTGTTTAGATGGACTGTTTGTTGCTACGTAAATTAAGGTTTCTAAATCCTTATGAGGTATTGATTTTTTTAAATCATAATTACGTTGAGCCTGTTTACATATATCAATAGCATTTTTTATATCATCATTCATTTAGCTATTTATTATAAATATATCAGTATATAAAATACCGAACATTGTAACAAGGGGAGTAGATATGAATTACTACTTTACAGGAATTTTAATATTAATGTTTGTGTTACTAACTCTTTATGTAGCACCTATTACTTGACTAAAATTTAGAGTGTACTAATTTCATCCAATTGAAATTTCTATGTACAGCAAGTATTGAAACAATTTTATTGTTTTCAAAATCTATTACTATATTCTGTCCACCAAAACCGTCTATTGAAAATATAGGTCTTTTGTTACCTGTCATACCCATATGAAATTGACCACCATAGTATTTTGGATTAGAAAATGAAGCATTTTTAAATTTATAACTTTCATTTTTTTTAATTTTATTATCCCATAAAGACTTTAAATACTTTCCTTCACACGTATTATTATTCCAATCATCTAACATTGCAACAGCAATTCTTAAATAATCATATCTAGTCATAAACGTTCCGTAAGTAATAGACGCCTCATCAACATCAGCGCCTCTAGGTTTATAGAATACCATATCATGTTGTATTCCTACCTTGTCAGCAAAAATTTCAGATAACATCTCCTCATACTTTTCATGTCCCATTTTATGTAAAACGTAACTAGCAAGAAGATTTGTATTCATGTTATTATATGAGTACACTTTACCAGCACTTTTAGCTGCTGTTGAGTTTTTTAATTCTTGTTCAAATATAGATTCTAAAGATATACCATTAACCCATCTTTTTGATTTTTTAAATTTTGATGAATGTTTTTTAAAATATTTGTTAAGACCTGTTGACATATTCAATACATTTAATAAGGGTTGTCCTTCATACAACGTATTTTCTAAAATGTCCCATTGCATTGCCTCATGTATTCCGCCAATGTGTCCTCTACAAACAGCATGACCTACTATATAAGATTGAATTGATTTACCCATAGAGTTTGAAACGTAAAGTGTTTCATCATTAAATAAATGACCAAATCTATCTACTGGCGATTTTTGGTCAATAACAATTGCACCATCTTCAAACATAAGATAACTTAATAAAGCAGTTTTGTTTAATGCCTTTGTAACGGATGTATCTTCTTTGATAACATAGTCAAAAGATTTAGCATTAGTAGGAGTAATTCTAAAAGTATAAGGTCTATTCATATCAGAATAGGTAATATATTTTTTTAAGTAGTGTTCTAATAGTTCGTAATTAGGATTTGATTCTTCAGGTATTTCTGACCAAGTACCATTCTTATAACTTTTTTTATTATTAAGTTTCCAATACTCATCTTTTCCATGATCGCCACTATATAGAGTTGTAACTTCTTCAACTTCTATGTTTTTATCACAACCATTAATATACCATATCTGACTAAATTTCTGTTCATGTTTACAAACGTCATGCTCTTTAGCAAATACAACGCCAACACTTAATAGTAATTGTAGTATAACAAAAAATAACCAAAGTTTAAACATTATATTCCTATTCCTTCATGTCTGAAATCTATAATTGGCATAAAGTCGTAAGCATATTCATTATCAGGTAGTGTGCCTGACATTTTAACATAACAATCATTTGCTTTTCTTTTATCAAGGAAAGTTTGTAAAGTTGTTCTTAAATTCTTTGCCATTTGTTCATGTACAGATACATCAAATTTAGCAAACAATGTACCACAGACTATTGTAAATTCGGTAGCACTTTCTGCCCTTGCAATGTTCATAATATCTTTTCTTAATTGTTTATCTTTCATAATGTATCCTTATTTCCAGGGTTGAGTTTTTAATTTATAGTTGTTAATAATTTTATTAATAGCGTTCTTCATATTAATATCAATCATTTTTGTAAGAGTACTATCAACTTCAATTTCTTCTTTGATCTTTTTATTGATCTTATTGATTTGACTATAAGCAATGTTTCTAACGATAGCAAGTGTCAAGTTGTTCATAATGTTTTGATTAGCCATAGTGTTATATATCCTTTTTAGTTTTCATTATTTGTATTACTTGAAATAAAGATTTTGTTTTAAGTAACTCTTTACCTTTAACTATTCTTTTTTCAACTCTCTTAACAGCTTCTTCCATCTCTCTTAATTTATTATAAGCTTCAATTGACTGTATAGATTGTTTTGAAAGTGCGATATCTTGCATATTATTTGTTGTCCTTTGTTTTTTTCTTCATATACTACTATAATACCGTATTTTTACATAAAAATCAAGCAAAAAATGGAAAAAAATGGCATATGTTCTTGTTTTGTTCTCTAAAAACCTTTATAAATAGTAGAAAAACACTAAAATTGAGGAAATTATGAAAAAAATGAGAATTTTTAAGTTCTGGAACGAATCGGGTGACGAAAAAGAGAAGGAATCCATGAGTTTGAAGAAAGCAACAATGTCTGTACAAGGTGATTTTAAGGATAAGATCATTGGCGTTGAATATATCAGTAAAAAAGGCAAAAAAATCGTAGATTCAATAAAAATACCAGTTGGACGAAAAATACGTCAATCAATTGAGATAGAAAAGAAAAGAATGTTACTAAAAGCCGAAAGAGAACAAAGGCAAGCCGAGGCAAAACAAAGATATGGCAGTTAGAGAAGGAGATCCGTTAACTACAGGCCATGCGTGTGCTGGAATCACTAATTTAGCGATTTCTTTAGTTAGAACGGTAAAGGCAAATGCAATTCCAGGTGCTGTTCAAGGCACTCCGACTGTATCACATGAAGTTCCACCTATTATTCCACCTTGTTCTATTCACGTAGCCTTTTTAAACAAAGGATCAACAAATGTAAAGATAGGTGGTATACCTTGGGGTCGTGTAACTGATAGTGCTGACGCAGGTGCAATGATTTCAGGTTCTTTAAATGTATTAGTAAATGGTCTGTAAAGTCATATAAATATAGATATGGCTTATTCTAACTATGACGCAACTACAACTAATCAAAGTAAACGATCAAACCGTATTTACAGCGATTTAAATTTAAGTTTCACTAAAAATCCTGCAACTAAAGATGTTGCAAGAATATTTGATGTTCAGGCGATAAAGAGAAGTGTTAAAAATATAATTTTAACAAACAAATACGAAAGACCTTTCAATTCAGACTTTGGCTGTAATTTAAGAGGATTTTTATTTGAGAATATGACAGAACCTTTAATGGTACTCATTAAAGATAGAGTTGCTATGGCAATTGAAAAATACGAACCTAGAGTTTCAGTAGAAGATGTGATTGTTAGGGAAGATGAGGACAATAATGGCATAGACATTATGGTTTCTTTTTTAGTTAATGGCGTAGAACAACCAATTTCAGTATCAACATTTTTACAAAGAGTAAGATAAAATGGCTAAACAACACAAATTAGATATTTCAGAATTAGATTTTGAAAATATAAAAGGTTCACTTAAAAGATTTTTATCAAATCAAAACGAATTTAAAGATTATGACTTTGAAGGTAGTTCAATGGCAATACTATTGGACTTACTTGCATACAATACACACTATTTAGCTTACAATGCAAATTTCGTAGCAAACGAAATGTTTATGGATACAGCACAATTAAGATCAAGTGTTTCTTCATTGGCTAAATTAGTTGGGTATATACCTAACTCAGCTAGAGCACCAATTGCTGATTTAAAATTAGTAATCAATGATGGTACAGGTGCTTCAATTACAATTCCTGCAGGTACAAAATTCACATCATCAATAGATGGTTTAACTTATACGTTTGTTTCAGTATCAGACAAGGTTGTACAACCAGTTGATGGTGTTTACACAGCACAAAGTTTAGATATTTACGAAGGCACATATGTAACTTACAGTTACACAAATGACACACAGGACATAGATCAAAGATTTTTAATTCCTAGTGATAGAGCAGATACAACTACTATAAAAGTTGTAATACAAAATAGTGCTTCAGACATAACACAAAGTACATACAAACAAGCAACTTCAATTACAGAATTACATGGTAATTCAAAAGTTTACTTTTTACAAGAAGCTGAAGATGGTCAGTTTGAAATATATTTTGGTGATGGTGTAATTGGTAAAAAATTAGATGACGGTAATATAATTAATGTAAGTTATGTTGTAACAAATAAAACAGAAGCTAACGGTGCAACATCTTTTAATCTATCAGGTTCAATTTCTGGTTTTACAGATGTAACTACAACAGTTAACTCATCAGCACAAGGTGGTGCTGATCCTGAAAGTTTACAAAGTATTAAATTTAATGCACCTAATTTCTATGCGTCACAAGATAGAGCAGTAACAATAGAAGACTATAAATCAAAAGTAAAACAACTTTATGCTAACACACAATCAGTTAGTGCTTGGGGTGGTGAAGACGCTGAAACACCATTCTATGGTAGAGTTTATCTTTCTATTTTACCAACAAGTGGATCAAATTTGACAGACGCAACAAAGGATAGAATTGTAAAAGATTTAAAAAAATATTCAGTTGCTTCAGTAACACCAGTTATCATTGATCCTGAAACGACAAATCTAATTATAACATCTAACGTTAAGTTTGATGAAACAAGTACACCAAAAACTTCAGATACAATTAAATCAAATGTAGTTACAACTTTAACAGATTATAACTCAAACACTTTACAATCTTTTGATACTGTTTTTAGATTTTCAAAACTTACTGGTTTAATTGATGAAACGGATGAAAGTATTTTATCAAACATAACTACAGTTAAATTAAGAAAGTCTTTTTTACCTACATTAGGTAGTTCTACAAAATATACAATTAACTTTGCAAACTCATTATATAATCCACATTCAGGACATAATACTGCTTCAGGTGGTATTTTAAGTTCATCAGGATTTAAAATTGATGGTGACGCTACAAACGTTTATTTCCTAGATGATGATGGACAAGGCAATGTAAGAAGATATAAAGAAGATGGCTCTGTAAGATCATATTCTAATAGTACACAAGGTACAATTAATTATTCAACAGGTAAAGTTGAAGTAAATTCTCTAAATGTTTCTAATATAGAAAACATAAGAGGTACAGCTTCAACAGTTATAGAGGTTACAGTTAAACCAAATTCAAATGACATTGTTCCTATTAGAAATCAAGTATTAGAAATTGATGTTGCAAACAGTTCAGTTACAGTTGAGGCTGATACATTAGTAGGAGGCTCAGCAAACGCTGGTATTGGATATACCACGACTAGTAGTTATTAAATGAAATGGCCAACTTTAAAGATAAAATATCAAATCTTATAAATTCACAAGTACCTGATTTTGTACTTGAGGATCACCCACTATTTTTAGATTTTGTAAAAGCATATTATCAACTTTTAGAATCAGCAGAAATACAACTTACAAACATTGGCGATCCCGACCATGTAAAACTAGAAGGATCAGCGGGTGGTAAAATTCAGTTAAGTGGTACAAATGTAAATAAAGATGATGGTGACGACAATATACTTTTAGAAGACACAAGTTATGGTGATTTTCAAAATGGCGAAACAATAACAGGTTCTACAAGTGGTGCTACTTCTACGGTTTTAGTAGAAGACGTTGACGATGGTGCTCGTATATTTGTTGCACATCAAAATAAATTTAAAGAAGGTGAATTAATTACAGGCTCATCTTCAGGCGCTCAAGCTACTATAGGTAAATACAGAGCAAATCCAGTTCAAAATATTCAACAACTTTTAGACTACGCTGATGTAGATAAAACTATTTCAGGTTTTTTAAATAAGTTTAGAAATTCTTTCTTAACGTCCGTACCAGAAAACTTACATGGTGACGTAGAAAAAAATCAATTAATAAAAAATATTAAAAGTTTATATAAATCAAAAGGTACAAAACATGCAAGTGAAATATTTTTTAAATTACTATTTAATGAGCCTGCAGAAATAAGATATCCAAAAGATAATATGTTAAGGGTGTCTGATGGTAAGTGGGACACTAGAAAAATAATACGTTGTTTAGCAGTAGGTTCTACTAACACTAGTAACCTTGTAGGTCAAGTTATTACTCAAGCAAATGATCCAACAGACGCAACTGTAAATGAAGCAACTGCTATCATAGAAGACGTATTTAGATTTTTAATCGGTGGTGTAGAAATTACAGAATTAGTATTAGGCGATCAATCTATATCTGGTACATTTGTAACAGGTAAAACAATTACTGGTACAGATAATACAGATGATGATGTAATTATATCGTTAACAATTTCAAGTATAATAAATGAAAAAGTAATTACAAATGATGGTGCATTATATAATTTAGATGATGACGCTGAAATTACAGCAGGTGGTTCTGGTGCAAGCGTAAAAATAGGTACAGTAGGTCCAGGTGCAATACAAGAAGTTTTAGTAGATTCAGGTGGTAGTGGTTATGCTGTAGGTGATACAGTAAATTTTGGATCAGGTAATGCAACTGCAAAAGTTTCAGTTGTTAATGGTGGTGTCACATTAGAAAGTGGTACTGGTACTGGTCAATTAATTTTAGAAGATGAAACAGGTAGGGACGATCAATACTTTGGTAATAAAGTTGTACAAGAAGCTGGTTCAGGTAACGAAGATATTACTGATATAAGAATGATTAATTTTGGTAATGGTTATACATCTTTACCTAGTGTGACGATTTCATCATCTGGTAGTGGTGCAAAACTATTAGCATATGGTTCTGAAATAGGACGTGCCTTAACAATGAAAGTTATTGAATCAGGATATAACTATCAAGCAAGTCCTGCTCCAACAATAAAATTACCAACTTATATTTTATTTAACACTTTAACTGGTGGTATAACTACTGGTGAAACTATAACAGGTGGTACTAGTAGTGTCACTGCTGAGGTTGTTTCTGTAGATACTACTTTGAATATTGTAAAAGCAAAAAATCATAGTGGTTCATTTGTTGAGGGTGAAACAATTACTGGTGGCAATGGTGGTACATTTACTGCATTAAGACTACAGCAAGCAACTGGTACACTTTCAATTGCTCCAGTTGTAACTACAGATGGTAGTTTTATAAATGAAGATGGTTGGGTATCAGAAAATGCTATGAAAGTACAAGATAGTTTATTGTACCAAGATTATTCATATATTATAAAAGTTGGTAGATCAATTAATGAATGGAGAGACTCTTACGTTAAAACACTACACTCATCTGGTTTTTATTTTCAAGGAGAAATTTCTATTGAGTCAAGGTTAGATGGTCAAGTCAGACGAGTAACAGGCGTTAATTCTGGTATATCAGAAATCTTAAAATCTGTTATTACAAGAATATACTCAAAACTTATTGGTCGTAGATTAGGTACACAATCAGATGGTACGAGTTTAAGAGCAAATGCTAACGCTGTCGTTTCTGCTGACTTTGATACAGATACAATTTCACAATTTAGTAAAACAACTAGAGATGTAACACTTAAAACTCAACCAATTACAATAGATTATATAAGTAGAGTTAGACGTAATATAAACAATGTAAATGTCAGACAAGGATTTGCATATGCAGGACCTAGATTTGGTACTCTCAATAAGATGATACTAACGGCATTTGGTCTAACAGCGAACGGTACACCTAGTAGTAGTGGTATTACATTTGCACAATTAAGTGCTATAAAAGTACAAGGTACTAGAACATCATTAGATGGTTCAAATGCAATATTTTTAATGACTTCAGACGAGAATGGTAGAAAAATAAGAACAAACTTTACAATCCCTGCACAAATAGGTGAGTTGACTGGTAATTCGTTTGATGAAACACAAACTAAATTTGATAGTGGTAATGTTAAATTTGATGTAGGTTAAGATATAAATAGTAAGAGAGAGATATGGCAAAACAAACAATAAACATCGGATCAACAGCAAACGACGGAACGGGTAGTACTATACGTGTCGGTGGTGATATAATCAACGACAACTTTAACGAAATCTACACAGCGTTTGGTAACGGATCTACTTTAACATCTGGTTTTGTATCAGCAACTGGTACAGTAACTTTAACTAATAAAACAGTAGATTTAGGCGACAATACACTTACAGGTTCATTAGCCGAGTTTAATACTGCCTTAC